TACAAAATTCCACACTATCCCCCCTGTTTATAGCTGTTAAGCATTAGATAAACCCCAAAGGAACCCTTAGGGATATTTATTTATAATTATTTTTATTGATTAACCCCTAGGGGATACGCAGGGGGCATGGGGGGTGTGCTATACTATACATATGTACCCACGGTAAAATTCAGGTTAACCCTGTTAACTACCTCTGGGCCATAATATAGGGGATATTATTCTAATATATCTCCTGACCATTCCCTAAGGTATCCCCTAGGGGGATTATACGGGTAGGTATAGTATATATACAAAGGCCCCCCAGTGGGTATATTTCTATTATACACCTCATATTCAATTTTGTCAATGATAAATTTAAAAATAATTTAAAAAAAGTACTTGACAAAATTAATATTCAAGCTATAATTATATAATATAGACTAAATATAAATCAAAGGGACACACACGTTCAAAATGTTCACATACATACGGGGTCATCACTGATTTATATCTAAGTTAATTGGTACCAATCTAACAACTTAAGGAAAATAATGGCTAAAAATTACGGACAAACAAACTTAATGAAATTTAAAGAAGCTGAAGAACGTAGACAACAGAGAAGAGAAAGCAATAATAACTTCTTTTCTAAGTTAATGTCTGGTTCTAGAAAGCATACAGAGTCTAAAAAATACAATATGTCTGCAAATATGGATATGGCTAGTGCAAAAAGAGCAAAAGCTAGTGCTGAATCTATGGGTATGAAAGAATATGGAGCTAAAAAAGCAGCTGCTGCTAAAGCTACCATGACTAAAGCAGAAGGTATGTCTAAAACAGGCAGACTAGAAGCAGAGAAATTTAAAAGAAAGTCACAATCAAACATTGCTGGCAAGAAAAAAGAAAGTATTCTAAGTAAATTTAAATCTTCTAAAACTGGTGCAGAGTTCTTTAAAAAACTTAAAAACAAATAATATAACAAAAGAGGCTTTAAAACTTCCATTTAAAGAATTTATGGAAGTCATTAATGCAAACAATGGATTCTTCTATAATTCCAAGTCAAAAGAAAGACTTAACCGATATGCAGGAAAAGTTTCTAGAAGTATTATTCGGAGAAGCAAAGGGAGATCCTAAGCGAGCAGCTGAAATTGCAGGATATGCAAAACATAGTTACCCTAAAGTTGTTAGAAATTTAAAAAAAGAAATTACTGAATTAGCAGAAAATCATCTAGCCACACATTCTGCTAAGGCAGCAACAAGACTCACAGATTTGCTAGACGAAGATGGTACAACTCCCCACGCAAACATCCGTCTAGCCGCTGCCACTCAATTACTAGACAGAGTTGGTATTGTTAAAAAAGATCAACTTGATATTAATATGAAAGCTATGCATGGTATTTTCATATTACCTGCTAAAGATGGACAAGATCAAGAGAATAACTAGACAAATACCATTTGGTTATAAACAATCTGAAGAAGATCAGAATTATATTGAACCAATTGAATCAGAATTAGAAGCACTAGAGCAAGCTAAAAAATATTTAAAAACTTGTTCATTAAGAGAAACAGCTCAATGGCTTCATAGAAAAACAGGCAGATATATTTCACATGTCGGACTTAAAAAACGAATTGAACGAGGTACAACCTCCGAAGCCAAAGCGAAAATCAGCTCGCCAGAAAGCTAAAAAGTCTGTAAAAGAAATTCTAGCAAGAACTCGTAAGAAAGTTGCTACTGCAGAACAATCACTACGTTCTGCTAAACGTCACGCAGAAAATGTTAAAACAAAACTGTTAACTATTAACAAAGCATTAGATGGCAAAGACACACAACTACTTACTGAAGATATAATAGATAGTGCTCCTAAGACAGTACAAGAGCACCTTAAATCGCAAGATGTAATCTTTAAGCCTAACAATGGCCCACAGACACAATTTCTTGCAGCTTCTGAACGAGAAGTATTTTATGGTGGAGCACGAGGTGGAGGCAAGTCTTATGCCATGCTAGTAGACCCACTTCGATATTGTTCTAAGACTCATCATCGAGCACTGCTAATAAGAAGGACTATGCCAGAGTTAAGAGATTTAATTAGTAAGTCTCAACTGTTATACTCTAAGGCATACCCAGGAGCAAAATGGAGAGAGCAAGAAAAAGAATGGCGATTTCCCTCGGGAGCAAAGATAGAGTTTGGTTATGCAGAAAACATGACAGACGTTTTACGTTACCAAGGTCAATCATACACATGGATAGGAATAGACGAACTTCCACAATATCCTTCGCCAGATATATATAATTTTTTAAGATCTTCACTAAGATCAGTTGATAAGGACATACCTGTTTATTTAAGAGCTACAGGCAACCCAGGTAACATTGGATCACAATGGGTTAAAGAAATGTTTGTAGACCCTGCAGAACCTAACACTGCATTTGAAATAAAAATAGACACACCTGTCGGAGTAAAAACTATCACACGTAGATTTATTCCTGCAAAGTTACAAGACAATCCTTATCTGATGCAAACAGATGACTACTATGCTATGCTTGCATCTTTACCTGATATTCAGAAAAAACAATTTTTAGATGGAGATTGGGATGCCTATGAAGATTCAGCGTTTCCAGAATTTAGCAGGTCAGTCCATGTGGTTGAACCTTTTGAAATACCTAAAGGATGGTATAGGTTTCGTGCTGCTGACTGGGGTTATAGTTCTCCTGCTTGTGTTTTATGGTTTGCTGTTGATTACAATAATAATTTGTGGGTCTATAGAGAGTTATATACTTCCAAAATTACGGCAGATGTTTTCGCAAGAAAAGTTATAGAATTAGAATCTGGAGAATATATTCAATACGGAGTATTAGACTCTAGTACATGGGCTAAGAGAGGTGATGTAGGCCCAAGCATTGCAGAGACAATGATACAACAAGGATGTCGTTGGAGACAATCCGATAGATCACCTAAAAGTAGAATTAGTGGTAAACTTGAAATTCATAAACGATTATCAATGAATGGTAAAGAACCAGGTCTTAGAGTTTTTAACAACTGTAGAAATTTAATTAGAACAATTACTACTCTACCTGTTGATGATAAAAACCCAGAAGATGTAGATACGAATGCAGAAGATCACGCATATGATGCATTACGTTATGGATGTATGAGCAGACCCATGCACCCTAAATATGCACAACGTTTTAAACCTATCTTCAGTACAGAGTTTAATGCTGCAGATAAAAAATTTGGATATTAATTATGAATAGAATACACCACAAAGTAAATGTTTATTTTCAAGATGCAACAAGACGTGCTAAAGAATTATTTTTATGCAGATACTTTAAAAAGTCTGTAGATAAAAATGCCAATGGCACAAATAAGTATGTTATTAAATCAGGAATTAATAAAGGAAAAGTATTATAATGCCTTTAAATGCTAAAGGTAAAAAAGTTTTAAAAGAATTAAAAGAACAGTATGGTACTAAAAAAGGTACTGCTGTTTTTTATGCAATGGAAAAAAGCGGGAAGTTAAAAAATGTCACAGAAAAAAAGAAAACTTCCAGAGCTTAATAAAAAAATATTTCCATATGAATTGGTAATTGCTTACTGGGAAGATATTGTATCTGATGCTTCTTGGGTAGATATACCAGACATAAAAAAATCAACTACAGCTATTTGCTGTACCGTAGGATGGTTAATGAGATATGACTCAGAAGTAACAATCCTTATGTCAGATTTTAATTTTGAGTTAAACAACAAAGAAGTTAAACAAGGTGGTGGTCATACAGTGATTCCTACTAAAAATGTACTTAAAATTAAAAAAGTAAAAATATAACAGGAGGAAACATGGAAGCAAAATTCGACCCAAAGGCTAAAGTAAAACAAGGTCAATTAAGTGAAGCTGCTGATGGCAAACAACCAAACAGAGAATCAATGAACATTGACTTTAATAAGCATGCTCCAGGAAAATACAAGTCTATGAACTATTTAGCGGATAATGATGTCCCAACTAAATCTGGTTCAGAACATGTACAGGACAGTTTATTTACAATGGCAGATCAAAAAGATTATTAATATAGGAGAAAAGCAAATGATGAAAAGATATATGCATGGAGAACTTGCACCAGATGTAGCTAAAAGACCTAATGATAAATTGGAAATTAATCCAAGTATGAAAATCAAACAAGGTGATATGGCTGGTGACGGTAAAGATAAAAAAGGAAAATCTAAATCAAAAGTAGATCCATCAATTTTTAGAATGGCTGAAGAAAAAGATTACTAAGTTTTAAATGGAAGATAGTAAAGATAAAAATGGCAGTTATGAAACTGCAGGAAACGGACTTGTAGGACACATACGTTCTAAGTTTCAACAAGCTGAGACATCTAAAATCTACGATGAAAAAAGATGGTTAAAGGCTTATAGAAATTATAGAGGATTGTATGGGCCAGAAATGGCTTTTAGAGATAACGAAAAGTCTAGAATCTTTGTTAAGATTACAAAGACAAAAGTTCTTGCATCATTCGGTCAAATTATTGAAGTACTATTTTCACAAAATAAATTTCCTTTAGGTATTAATCCAACATCAGTACCTGAAGGTATTGCAGAAAGAGCTCATTTAAAAACACCACAAGAACAGCAACAACCACAAGCTCCAGAAGAAATGGATCCTTATGGTTATGCAGGTGATGGTAGAGGCATCCCTCCTGGTGCTACTGCTACAGACTTAATGAGAAATCTTGCACAAGAATATGAAAACGTAGGATTTGAAGAAGGCCCATCTAGTACAGGTACTCCACAGATAGAACCTGCTAAGTTAGCAGCAGAAGCTATGGAGAAATTAATTCATGATCAACTAGAAGAAAGTAA